CTCAATTTCCATTTCGGTTGTAACATCCTGGCGGTTATACTCTTTGAATAACTCCCAACGCTCCGGTGCGTGGTGCGGGTAGTTCCGTGTTCTGCCGCCGTTTGCCTTTGATGGGGCACACGGTACGCAGAAATAGCGTATAAGGGCTTTGCCGGTATTCAGCTTGCGTTTATCCTCCGGCAAGCCCAACGCTCTGCCTGTGGCATCCAAGCCTGCCGTATAGCCTGCATACAAGCCGTGGAACATTGTGCAACGCCACTGCGCCGGTGGCAG